AGGAGAGCGACTTAGCTCATCCCTGCTAGGGCACATTGGGCCCGAGTCACCCGCTAAGCGGGTGACCCCCATCCGATCTTTGTGCGAACGCGATCGGGGCGTCCACTTCTCGTTAAGTGGTTCTCCTCTGCAAACGGTTCGTACCGGTTGGGAAGAGTACACTTCAGCAGTTTCCCGCTACCCGAAGATTCGGAATAGGGAGACACTGACCGGACTACAAGCCCCTTGACAAGGGGGGATTGATAGTTCGGATGGTGGCGCTGCGTCTGAGGCTTAAAAGCCACAGACCAACGACCACACACTGGCGAACTTTGTTCGACGATAGGCATGGGGATCATTTTCTCAATCCCCACGTCGACCTTAGCGCAAGTGTTCCAAAAACCACGCATGTACATGTGGTTCCTGAAAGCAACAAGAGCAAGGAGTTCGCTTGAGTCGTGGCGTGTCTCGGGAAGACGTCGACGAAGACGCGTGACGCTAACGTCATGGCCTGCGAAGTAATCCCCCCCACAGGACTCCCTGAACTTTCCAGTCCAGAAAGACTTGTGGTTGTTAGGCTTCGCCCCTAAAGAGGCTAGGTCTCTGAGCACGTGCTGCACGTGAGCCGTCGGAACGATGATATCGTCACCGAAAACCCGTGTGGTCTTCGCCAGCTCGCGGATGCGAGCTTGGCGGAGTACCGGTTCGTTAAGCGACTTGCGAATCGCGTTAAGAGCAATCGTCGCGAAGACTATGCTCTCGACGGGGAAGCAAGTTGCTGAACCCATCGACGCAAACTTGGCGAGAGATATAACTCTCCCGTCAGGCAAGGAAGAGCGGAGGCTTCTGCTGCTTGTCAATGCAGCAAGCAACTTAGGATAGTTGCCGAACACGGCCTCCACAACTTCAACTGATACGCGGTCCGAAGCCTCACTCAAGTCGAGTGTGGCAAGGGAACCGTCGCGTGAACCATCTCTGGCCATGCGACGATTAAGCTGCTGATCAGTGAGATCAACAAAAGCGCTGCCGCGAGAGAAAACACGAGTAAACTCACCAAGAAGAGCTTGCTGAACGTATTGAACGTTCGTAGGCTCCTTGGCGATAACACGTGCTTTCGCAGCCGTCTTAGGGACGGTGACGACCTTAACAGGCGTCTCGTCCGCAGGTTCGGGCATTTCCACATGGCTTAGCTCCTCGTAAAAGGAGTAACCTGGGAGCAGGTAGTCTGCGACCGGAAATTCCGCATCTAAGCGGACCGGCCAGTACCCGGAGTCCCACTTGCCGTTTCCGGACAAGCGGTCCGCCGTGCTACCGGGGCCATGTCTCGGAACAAGCGTGCCAGAAGCGCAGGATTCCTCGATATCACGAAGTTGTGATCCGAAGACCTGCGTTGCTGTTGCGCGGAGTTCCTTGATGAGTCGAGGATCATACCAAGATTCATGGAGCAGCCTCTCACACTCAACGTAGCTCTCGATCGAGTTCGCGGCCCGTTTCTGGTCGCAGACCTCAAAGATTTTCGAGTGCAATAGGGCGACCTGACGGATGCCCTGAATTGCATCGATCGATGGCTCATCAAGTAACGAACCATCCTCATCGCTGAAGACAAGCCTGAGCAAACCTCCCATAAACAGGGGGAAGCCACCTCGTTTGGCGAAACCGTCGAACGAGACAGAGGCTATCGAACCCACAGCAAGTGATCTTTCGAAGCACTTGCAGAAGTTCGGCAAGGTGATGGTCAAAAAGGCCTCACCTTCGTCTTCGCAGCGAGCCGCGATCCTTGTCAGGTCGCGGTCCACAGCCGTGTCGCACAGAGCGCCAAGTTCTAACAAGACGCTCAGGGTAAGGGTCTTCAGGCTTTTCATCCATTCCTCCTTAGAGGTAGTGGATCCATAGCCAACGACACCAAACCAAAAGTAGTCCGCCGGAAAACGCAAGTTCAAGAAGAGGGAGGCCTCTTTGCCTCCCCCTCCTAACTCGCCGGTGCGAGCCAGCCATTAGGCTAGAGCTCGCCGCCGAGGAGCTGCGTCACCCGAGCACCGGTGCTGGCAGTCAGGTACGCCGTGAGGGCGTCCACGATCTGCTTGGCTTCGGTGACCGTGAACCCAACCTTGGGCACATCAACAACGAGGTACGCCGACATGGTGTACTCCGCGTTCAAGGCCGTGGTGAGCGGGTCAGCGGCGATCTTCCGGTAGTCCAGGCGAATCGAACGCCGGTTCCGCTTGCCCGAGGACTGACCCACACGCAGTTTGACGTTTCCGTCATCCTTCGTGAAGGTTCCCTCGGTCAGGCTGAGACCCGTGCGCGGAAGCGTCTGGGCAACAGAGTTGATCGTGACGGACTGAGGATCGGTGTACATTGGCACCCCTTCGGTGCTGATGACTAGGGAGCAGCATCATTGATGCCCCCAGAGGGTTATGAACCCTCCTACACCCGGTTCATCCCGAGTGCGGCGAGAATGGCCCATTGCTTCGGAGTAAATTTCGAAGTATCGAGCCCAAAGCCGTACGGTGTCGCCTTGAGTCTGATTTTAGATTCTCGCATCTGAGTCAGACTGGCATTGCAGATTTGGCCATTCTCGAAGACGAGGTTGTTCAAGTGCCACGTAGTGGTCTCGACCTTCCTCTCCATGATGTAGCCATACTGCATGACAAGCCCATCGCTGGCAAGCAAGCTAAGGTTCTTCAAAAGAGGACCAAGGCTTACGTACCAGTCTATGAGCCAGGACCAAGGCGCCAGGTTCCACATCGTGTGCGGGCTTATATCAAGCCCATACACGAGACTTGCCTTCTGGTATGCCCGCATGGCTTCATGCCAGCGAGTGTCCCGTTCAGGCAGGTGATAGCGGAAACATCCTGAAAACCACTGCTCGGTATAAACATCAACCGAAGTAGTGAGGATGCCTGGCGATGCGTACGTCTGCGTCACCGAAACCGGTTCGCCATATGAGGCGACGCTGGCACGGGAAACGTTCGAACGTACAGGCGAGAAGTGGAAGGAACGACGAATAGGCTTGTGATTGTCGCGAAGAAACTGGTGCCAAATAGCATCAGACTTCTCGGCAGCCGTGGCCACATCGTGGATGTCCTTCACCATGGGATCCCATCCGAACACCATGTTCAGGTATTCCCCGGACGCCGTCCGCGGTAGGGCTCTGAGAGTAGAGTCCTTCCACATAAGCATACCGGGAAGAGATGGTAAGCCCTCTCGGAGTTCGCCGAGTGCGACTCCGAGGCTCGCATGAGGAGAATTCGGAACAACAGCCGAAATTGCTTTTGCTCCGAGCTGGAACAGCGTACTGTCTGGGGAAGGCGAGAGGAATGTATTCCCAATCGTCGGCCAGGCAGGATAAACTGAGCCGTGGAACACTCTTCGGAGTCCACTAACGTACGGTACGTCAGAGTCAATATTCTGACCACTATACGTAAACACGTTCTTCTGAGAGTGGAACTCACTCCCGAGATCGCGTGCCTCAGAGAGCCAGGCGAGTACCCTTTTAGAGGTCTCATTGCCATGGCCCTTTTCAACCATGCGGCGCAGCTTCCGGGCTGCAACCGCCTAGCTGTTAAAAGAATCCAGCGTCTTCTCATAGGAAACGAGGTTCCTGTCCACAG